CCGTAAGGTGCTGGTATATATACTAGTAGATCACCCAAATCTTGAAGGGAACCTTTAAAAGGGTTCTTTCCAAGGGTTTGGATATAGTTGATCATATTATCAACAGTAAGACCCTTATCAACAGGCTTTGCAGCTTTGATGAGAGATTTCTTAGTAATAAGGAATCCCGCAAATTCAGCAGCAGAGTTGGAGGTAATGGTTTTACTAGGCGAAACTTGTACACCTATTGATTTCATGTACTGCTTATAAGCAGCAGCAAGTCTATCATTAGTTATTACAATATCGTCACCAAGTATTCTGTAGTCCTTTTCAAGGGACTGCTCGATACATATGGTTTGTAATATAGCATGATGTGTAATGGTAAAGATAGCAAATGAGCCATAAAGGCCCATGGGTTGTCCTGCACCATATGTAACATCACCAAATTTGGTTTTCCATTTCAATCTGGCAGATCTTTCAAAGAAAGATGCCCAATTTAGATTAGTCCCTTTGGAATTTAACTTCCTAATGAGGCCCATCTGTAAATGGAGCGGAAAACGGTCAGTAGCTGCGGTTAAATCCACACTATGTACTGTCTTCCCATCTCTAAGTGCTTGTTGAGCGAACTTCGGACCTTTTAACTGGTCAAAAGTACAATCTTCAGGCATGAGAGCCAAGATCGAATTAACGGTGTCATGTAGAGGTTTGAGCATAATTTGTAATTCCGCATGCGGAAGTGCAATAACTCTAGCCTTGTTTCCTTTTTCAGGGAGCACTACAAGTTCACCACCAAATTGTTCAACGTCCAGAGAATTCTTTTCATAAAAATGACAAGAAATAGACTCTGTCGGAAGAACACGACGAGAGGTATACCGTAAAGATTCCAACCATTGTTGACTGTCTGAGTCCGTAAAGGGCTTAGCAGTGTTCAAAGCAGTTGAAAGGGAAGGGGAGATAGAGTCAATGGTTAGACCATTGAACAATTTTCTTCCTTCCGACATGAGATGGTTATCAAGTCTGATATAATGAAATTCATTATTTACAAACTTTTCCACCTCACGACTCATAGGTTGTGATATGTTTTGGAAAACATCCTGTTGTTTTTTAACAGAAGGCTCTGTGTATGCCATGTATGAATTTAATACAGACAGACACCGTTTTGGTTTTGACAAACCAAGCTTAAATAATTGACCGAAAGGTCCTTTAGGAAAGTTGCCTTTGTATGCTACCCATTCCTTATCATATGGAATGTTAGCTACAAGATGTATGAAATGGTTCTTAAGCGTTTTTAAACGATTAACGGTCCATTCAGATCCATTTGCGTTGTCCCATTTTACAATGGTTTGGTGGAGTCTAGACGACTCCCCATATCCAAGTAGAATGAGATGCCGACTGATTTTTTCCACAGGTTTTAGAGTACTTTTACTCATAATAATGCTCCTTTTGGATGTGTTATAACTGTGTTGGGAATAATCGAAAGGATTAAACTCAAATGATCTTGTCAAATTGGTAAATTCGTGAATGAGCGTCACTTGGCGTTGTGTTCTCGGAAGTTATAGTAACCGATAGTTCTTGCTGTCGTGTTGCTTTATCATTACCTCTAAAACATACATATAAGTGTTGACCTTGAAAAGGGTTTTCACAGATATATATATCTTTGCGGAGGATACTGAATTATTTTAAGGATGTAACAATGAAAATTCGA